TTTTGGTTGCGCCGTTGATCGTGCGCTTTACGACGACGTAAGTTTGATCCTCGTCCAGATCTCCAGGGACCGTGGCAACATTTTCAACAAGGCCATAGGCGTATGTGCCTGTTGCAAAGGTCGAATGTACGCCAGTGAACGTGCCGCCCATCAAATGCCTATGCCAAGCTACAACCTCTTCCTCGCGTCTATACGTCATGCCGCAAAGCGTGCCATCGTCAAGAACAGCCCAGATGATATTGTCTGGCTCCTGCATGGCCGCGATTTCATTTATTCCGGTCTCGGTGACATGTTCTGCAAGGATCGTAAGATCAGGTGCCTGGTAACTGTCGCTGTCAAAATTATAAGTTAGTTCGCGCAGCTTCCGCCGCGCTCGTTGTACAAACAATGTTGCGTTACCGGACTGGATTGGCTGTATGTCAGCAGAGCCATAAGAGGCTTGTCTTTTGATCTGTATATTTGTTGGCGTAAGTGCTTGGTCAGAAGCACCAGCTCTTACAGCAAATTCGCCGCCGGATGTTCCAACGACCAATGAGCGGCTGCTCGCCAAATAACGAATGATATTAACCTGGTTGCTGCCGATGGTGTAGATCATCGCTTCCGCGTCATCTACTCCATCTTGGAAATTATCAAAATCACCGGATTGTGAAAAAAACAATGTCTGCGGTTGTGTGGCAGTTGCCGCGTAGGCCAGTCGCTCTTCGTAAAAAGAAACGGCAGACGGATACCCGGTCGTCGGCGAGAAGGCACCCAACGACCAATCTTTGTGAGCAATCAATTGGCCGACTAGGGTAATCGTATTGCTTGCCGACTCTGCTGCTACGTCATCGCTCGGAGACAGCAAGATTGTATCGTCGGTGACACTGACCGCTAGGTAGTTTTTGTTGTTTCCAGAGGTGCCTGCGCCAGTAACTGTTACTTCAGTATTGTTTGTGAAACCCTGCGATCTGAAAGCCTTTGCTGAATCTACCAATCTGTCATTATGTTCGAGCCCGGTAGAGTCTGGATCGCCTTCATGAAAGCTGATTGTATTACTGGCATATGTCGGCAGCAGCTCCGACAAACCATCCTCCCGTTCCAACGTCAACGCGGTGACTGTCGTCGCATTTGTAAAAGCTGTAATTCGCGCATAACCCTCATGCAATCGGATCAAACGCCCGACATCTGTTGCAACGAATAGGTTGGCACTTGCAGTCACAGTGACGCTGCCGGATCTTGCACTTGCAACCAAAGTGGTTTCTGTCAAATTTTGGTCTTGCATCGGCCCCCGGACAAAAACAACATCGGTCAATGTCCAGGCCGTGTGGCTTGTTCGCGTTATTTTTCTGGGTGGGTGGTCTGGGTGGACGACATACATAACGTCGGCAGACTGTGCAAACTTGAGCCCTGTTAATTGTGCTGTCGTGTACGTCGTCGTTACCTCGACGGCTGAACCACCGCTCGCGACAACCCCGCCATCGCGCATGATGCGAAAGTAATTATTGCCAAACTCAAGAACGTAAGTTTGCTCTACGTTAAATTCGAAACTGATCAGCCTCACCGCTGCGGCTGACGATTTGACCTCCGCGACAAAAATGGTTCCTGGTCTACGAGCTGCACCGCCATGCGGATGCACAAGCATGTTCTCCAGGGTCGCACAGCCATTAAAATACTTTGCGAGTTCTGTTCGCCCTTCGAGGCGAGGCGATAGTTCACCCGCCGTAAAGTTTGTAAGAGCAGCAGCAGCCTTTGCCATTTACTAAAACCTCGACGAGATAAAGGTGTTGGCTTCAATCGATCCATAGTCGCCGACCTGATCCATCGAGCCTGGCATCCCCTCGGTGGCATCAACGAAACGGGCCTCTTTCAACTTCATTTCGTACATTTGAAACATATTGGTCGATAACGCTGATGAGGCCACAAGAGGGTAGGCCATTTCTGCGGCCATCCTTTGGGCAAGCGCATCTTCCAGCAGTTTGTCATACTCGTTTGGGTCAGTAATTCTGCCGATATAAATCAACCGAAAAGAACTATCGTTGGTCACAACCTTCCGACCTTCGACCTTGAAAACGCAATCGAGATACTGTTCTTGCAGAACGCGCAAGCAATCCGAAGGCAGCGTATACGCATACGACCACTCGAAAGCAGGGGCTACCGTATCGGCAGCAAGCTCCACCCGCTTGATAAGACAATTCCAAGGGTGAGCACGAAAAACTGAATCGCGTGTTGGCTCATATCGCTGATTGCACAGCCGAGCCGACTTACTGTCCTCAGTTAGAGAAATGATGTTGCTCGCGCCAATCATGTTGAGCGCCGTGTTGCAAATATCGACTTCTGAAGACATTCATATAATCCTGTAAAAAGGGGGCAGCCTAAGCTGCCCCCAATCTGTTTACGAACTACGAAACGACGTAGTGGATGATGAAGGACAGATCGCCCTCCGTCCCACCAGCCGCAGCCATAGTGGCCGCTATATAGTAATAGCCTCCACCATCGCTACTTGCGCCTGCGAGTTCCCACATTTTCTGCCCACAAGTATTAATGTTGGCAGCTTCGTGACGAACGTCCGTCATTGCTCCTGCATCAGCGACAAGAGTTGCGAAGAGGTCTTCATCCACAACAACTCCGGCACTGGTGTAGACACCAATGTTCATCGTATTTGATCCACCAAGCGTATCTGACCCCAAGAAAATATGAGGAACAGTTGCGTTTGATGGAATCGGAGCGAGCATCAGAATATCGTTGTCATCTGAATCACCCGCCGCAACCACGATAGTTCCCTGAGCTACACGCATAGAGCCATGCAGCAAGGCAACATCATTTGCAGCCATAGGATCGGCTTCAAAATTGGTGACTAATGTTGAATTAGCAGTACCCATTTTTCAATCCTCCCTATGCCGATTCATCGCAGGAAATTTCAACAACTTTGGCTTCTTCCATGCGGACGGAACCAAAAGTTGCAGAATAAAATACCTGCGTTGAATAAGATTTATCGGAACGCTCATCAACTTTAGCGACAACGTCTTTGCCGACGCCAAGCTTGATACCGTCTTCAGCCCACGCAAAACATTTACGAATGTTTGACGCGACAGCAAGACGGGTACTGGTGATGAACTTGAAACCCATAAAGGTATCAATATCACCTTGGACTAAAGCTTTTCGTCACACTACAACTTTCGTTGCCATTCCCTAAAGAATGTTCGTGCGCTGGACTTTCCCTTCATCCCGTAGGATGCTGCCCGTCAAGTCTCTACACCTTCCCCGAAGGGCTTGGCTCGCGATTACCATTTTAAAGGCTTCCCCGAATTTGAGCAGGTTTCGTCTGACCGTTACCGATCAGATAGGCAATTTAGTTTACCGAGTTATAGTCCGAAGATGTCACCTGAGTGACGCCTAGTAGAGCTTCAATCTGCGCGGGTGCTACAGCGATGTAGCGTTTAATACTGGGATCGACCGAACCGTTATCCAATATTTTCTTTGCAGACAGTAGTTTTGCCAAGGTTAGATCAGCAGAACCGTGTGCGATTTGCTGGCCTGAGCCAATGGCGGTTGATGTGCTACCAGTCTTGCCTGTCTTGGCAGTCCCGGTCGCAGCAGTGATAATCGCGTCATCCATCGCACGACCCATCGCAGATGCTGCTGCGCGAGCGTAGGTGGAAGTCGGATCAATTAGCATTCTGACTTTATCAGCGTCGTCGATAAGGTCAGCCCATTCATACGTGTCAATCGTGACCATACGTCTGGAGTGGGGAGTTTCCATAAGTGGAGTATCCCCGTGGCGTGTCGTTCTCTTCTGCGCCGCAGTCGAACCAACCTGGTCGAAAAAACCTTTTTCGCCGGTAATTGATTCTTCAGAAACACAAGACCGCAACAGACTGCCCATCTGTTGTGAGAGCAACTGTACGTTGCTAGAGAACTGGTTAACGAATGCTGTACTTACTTGAGTACTCATTTTTCAGTCCTTCGATCAGAGTTAAAATTGATCGAAATGCTACCCGTCAGAATGACGGACTTTTCTTGCATTTTACGTCTGCCAAGACGGCGATTCTTTCTCGCAAGCAGAAAGGCTGTTACCAGTTATCTCTCAAATTTAAACCATCATTTCGTTGTACTTCAGGGCTTCCTGGACG